CGACTGATGACGGGACTGCTGGTTACGAGCTGACCCACTCTACCACAACGGGTGGAACGGGCGACGCTATAACCTACATCGTTGGTAACGTACCTAACAGGAACAGTGGCGACACTGACCTGACAACCTACCAAGGCGAGAGCGTCTCACTAGACGTTCAGCCTAGGAACGCTAAAGGCCAAGCAATTGACCTGAGCGGCAACACCATGTACGTTGTCATTGAAGATGAGACTGACGGAGTAGACGCTCTCGTAATTGAGGACGTCGACCTGACCAAGACTGCTGACACTATCAGCTTCTCAGTCAACATCGCAGTGACCAACACTTTGACACCATCGTTCAATTGGGCCCTTAGGGACCAGACGACGAACGAAGTATATTTGAAGGGCACGCTCTACGTTGAGCCTGCCGCAACTAGAGACGTCTAACTTAAGGACACTACTATGAATGAAGCAGATCTGAAAGCTGCTATAGCTAACCTTGAAGCTGTCCTTAATGCTGGTGCCACTACCGTGGCTCAGGACGGCCACACCACCGTATTCAGCCTGAGAGCGGCCGCTGATCGCCTCAGGGAACTAAAAGCGGAACTGTCTATACTACAGGGCACAACGCCACGCCGTCCACTCTTTACACGATTCCCGTTAGGATAATACCATGAGCAATCCAGAATGGCTAGACGACGCCAACGACTTTGAAGAATTCGATTATGACGCCATAAATGGCTCTCAGAACCGTAAGCAAGTCAAGCGTTACACTACCTCAGAAGACTATCAGTTGAAGGGCTCTAAGCGTAAGCAGCTGCTCTCCGACATTAGAGACCTAAGGCAAAACTTTTCTATTGCTCGCTGGGCTATACACAAGCACGTAGACTTCGTAACCTCTCATGAGTTCATGCCTAAGACCGGCGACGACAAGCTAGACACGGTTCTACGCGAGTTCGTAGAGACCGCATCTATGGCTGAGAACTTCGACATCTCTGGTCGCCACGACCGTAGGCGTTGGATGAGAATCGCAGAGTCTTCGAGGCTAGTAGACGGCGACGTCTTCGGCCTCCGAGTTCGCGGTGGATACATGCAGGCCATTGAGGCCGACCGTGTACAGAACCCACCGGATCAAGCAGGCAAGAAAGTCAACGATGGCGTTCCTCAGAACTATAACTCTTGGACGAACGGCATCCGAGTTGACGATGCTAACCGACCTAAGTCTTACTCTATCTTCTCTCGCGATAGCGACGGGATGCAAATGAGCTGGGAACGAAACGTTAAAGCCTCGGCAATGATTCCTCTCGGCTTCTATGATCGCTTCGATCAAGTTCGTGGTATTAGCCCTTGGGCTGCAGCCGCCAACAGCATGAGAGACCTGTACGAAGCATGGGACTACGCATTGGCAAAGACCAAGGTAGCCCAGCTGATGGCCCTTAAGATCACACGTGACGCTGAGTTCGGCTTCGCTGATGAGCTTGACGGTTCTTCGGACGGCCAAGGAACTGACGTCAATGGTAATCCAGAGACTACTGTCAGCTTCGACAAAGGACCACAGATCTTAGATCTTGATCCCGGCGAGGACGCAGCCTTCTTGACGGCAGCCACCCCCGCTGGTGAGACTGCACAGTTCTGGCAGAGCCTTATCTCGGTAGTACTGAAGTCCTTGAATATCCCATACTCGTTTTACGATGAGTCCCACACTAACTACTCCGGCTCAAGATCATCACTGCTCTTGTATCTACGTTCTGTAGAGGCTTGGAGAAGAGACATACGCGGCTTCCTAAATGACTGGTTGATGTGGCGTATGAAAATTGGTGTCCTAGAAGGAACCCTACAACTGCCTAATAGCTTTGAGATAAATCCAAAGAACTGGCTGTGGGTTGCTGAAGGAACCAACTACTGGTCACCACGTGACGAGACTAAAGCAGACATCGACGCAATCTCTGCTGGCTTACGTACCAGAACGGAAGTAAGGCAAGAGCGATTCGGTGATGACTGGAAGACAAACGTGTACGATGTTCTCAAAGTAGAGAACGAACTCTTAGCAGACGTGTTACCAGAGCTTAAGGCTTTGGAGAATGATAACGCGGAAGAGGGTGACACAAACGAGAAAAAGAAGGAAGAGGGACAACCTAATGAGTAATAAAATGCAGAACATCGAATTTAACTCCAACCTAGAGCTGTCTGTTGACCGCGAAGGCGGGAAGTGGAAGTCGGGCGTCATCCGCAACTTTGCGGTAATGACTCTCAACGTTGAGGCTTTAGGCCACGACTTATTCGTCGACGAGACATTCGGCGAAGAGGTGGCACAAGCCCTGCAGACCAAGTACGGCATCAAGTCCCGTTTGACTCACGTCAAAGGTGACGGCATCGCAGCTGGTCTCGGACGTGTATTCTACTCAAAGACTGAAGGCGGCAAAGTATTCGGCGACTTGCACTTCTGGGCATCTGCCCACAAGAGCCCGAGCGGGAACCTTGCTGACTTCGTAATGACTAAAGCCGAAGAGGACCCACAAGCATTCGGGTCTTCGATCGGATTCTCTAGAGACATCTCTAGGGAAGAATGGAACGACGACATTCCTCGCGTACGACTCGCAGAACTAAAGTACGTTGATATTGTCGACAGCCCAGCTACAAACCCAGAAGGTTTATTCTCTGGGGGACACGAAGTGAGCCAAGCCATTGTGGATATGCTCAACAAGCTTACTACTACAGAGATCGAGCTAATGAAGATTGTAATGAACGGCAGCAATGCCATGAAGACCGATACTACTCCTCTTGGCAGGCCCCTGCCAGTTGCTGAAGTAGTTGAAGATGCTCCAGTTGTTGAAGAGGCCGTTGAGGCCCCAGTCGTCGCTGAAGAGGCCCCAGAGGCCACTGAAGAGCCGAAAGTGGAAGAAGCGACAACTGAGACGCCTGTTGAAGAAACCCCCGCAGAAGAGCCTACAGAGGCCCCTGAAGCGGAAGCTACTGAAGAGGCCCCAGAGGCCACTGAAGAGCCAGTTGCTGAAGAAGCACCTGCTGAGCCAGTAGTCGAAGAAGCTGCTCCTGAAGCTGCTCCTGAGGCCCCAGCTGAGCCAGTAGCAGAAGCTGCACCAGCAGTAACCAAAGCCGACCTCGCAGCAGAGCTAAAAGGCTATACTGAGATGTTCGGAGCACACGATGGACAAGAGTTATACTTCGGTGGAGTTAGCATGGCTGATGCTCAGGCACAGTTCATCGCTAAACAAGCTGCTGAAATCAAGACTCTTAAAAATAAATTAGACGTTGAGATGACGAGTACTGAGTCCGTTGGCCAAGCCGGCGAACTACGTACGTCCCCTAAAGGGTTTGCCTCCAACTTCTCCGTTAACTAACTACCTGATCAGATCGACTGATCAACATTCTCTCTTTTATGAAGGAGCCTTATAATGGCTTTAGTAACAGTTGCCGACCACTTGGCAGATGCTCTTGATCTTGCATCTTACGAATTAGATCAAATCCGTGACGCAGCACCTCTGATGGCTGTTCTTCCTGTTCAAGAATCTTCGAACGGAACAACTCACAAGTTCGCTCAGAACGCTACACGTCCTACCGTTGGTTTCCGTGCAGAGAACGCTGGTCGTGCATTCGATCACAGTACTCAGAGCATCGTAACCGTCAACTTGGAAATCCTGGATTTCTCATGGGCTTGTGACAAAGCAGTTGCAGACGCATGGCGTCAAGGTGGAGCATCGGCTTACATCGCACGCGAAGGTCTTCAGCACCTGAAAGCTGCATTGTTCGTTCTCGAGCAGCAGTACATCTACGGTACCGACGCAACCGGTTTCTCTGGCCTGATCGAGCAAACCAGCTTGGACGCACTGTCCGACGCAATGGTCTTCGACGGCGAAGGTAACACCGCGTCGAGCCAAACTTCTGTATACTTCTTGCGTGTCATGGAATCTGAGTGTTCTATGGTCATGAAGGGTGACGGAGTTCAACTCGGCGACACCATGGTTCAGAACATGACCGACGGTTCTAGCTTGAACTTCCCAGCATACTACACCCCTGCATGTACATGGGTTGCTGGTCAGTACGGAGCTGCTTTGTCTGCTGCACGTTTGTGTAACATCGAAGCTAACTTGACCGACGACAAGATCTTTGAAGTTCTGGCTGCATTCCCAGCTGGCTCAGGTCCAAACCTGATGGTCATGAACAAGACCGC